ATGAACAGAGATAAGAAACCGGGTATGGAAACTGTCAAAATTGGCGGTATAGTTTATGAAGTCAGCAAGAAACCAGACTTGCAAGGCAAATCTGGTGAATGGGGGCATATTGAGTACAAGACCGGTAAGATTGTGCTAGATGACTCTACTAGTCGGCAGATTGAAGATCAAACACTTATCCATGAAATCACTCATGGCATTTTGGTTGAAGCTGGTTACGTTCAACACGAAGAAGAGCAGGCTGACCGAATTGGTAAAATTTTATATCAAGTCTTAACTGACAATGATTTCAGTTGGCTTTGGAAAGGAGGTACATCATGAATAAGCGTATTAAGAAAAAGCGTGAACTGATTGAACAAGTTCAGGGAACTAAAGAAGCTGTTGATATTGCATTGAACATCATTAAAAATATACTTGATGAAAACGCCAAGCAGGCAAATGAAATTGCCGAGCTACGTTCAACCGTCGAACGCAATGCACAGGCTACGAATTCGAGATTTGATTATCTTGAAAAGAAAGTAGCTGACAAGCTGTCCAAGAAGTCTTGGTTTGGTCGGAAATAGGAGTAGATATGGAATTCAGGGTCGGATTGGGAGATATCAGTGGCATTTCAAACGATGTGAAGCACAGCCCGCAAAATGAATTTGTAGCATATGCAAAGATTGGTGGAGGTTCTGTAAGCTATTCCAGATGCTGTTACTGTCATTCTCGGAATGATGGTGGCTCATGTTCTGTTTGTCACTATATATAATTTCTTGACTGGTAGGAAAGACTACTCAAAACTACTTAAAACTACTTAAAACTACTTAAAACCGTGTCGAATTCGATGCGGTTTTCTTTATGTCCAAGCATTGATGACGGTAAAAGCTATGGAAAAACAGTCGGGGACGACTTTAAAAATAGGAGGTTCGCAATGAACGAAGAAACACAAACAGTCGAAGTGGTCGAAGATGACAAACAGGTAGCAGCTGAACCTGAACAAGTCACAACAGACCCGAAAGACGAAAAGAAGTACACTGATGCCGATGTCAATGCCATCATTGACAAGAAATTCGCTAAGTGGAAGGCAGAACAGGAAAAAGCTGAATCAGAAGCTAAGAAATTAGCCAAGATGAACGCCGAAGACAAGCAGAAATATCAGCTTGACAAGCGTGAACAGGACCTTGCTGACCGTGAAGCAGAAATCACACGCCGAGAGCTAACCGCAGAAGCTAAGACGATTTTAAGCGAACGTGGCTTACCGATTGAGCTAGTAGACGTGGTTAATCTCGCCGATGCTGACAGTGTACGCGATTCCATCGATGCCATCCAAAAGACTTGGGAAGCAGCAGTCTTGAAAGGCGTTGCTGATAAGACCAAAGGAAGTGCACCTATGAAGAAAGTACCATAAGAACAACCAACCGTTGAAAAGTGGGAACGTGATTTTTTGAAATAAGAAAGGAAAAATAAAATATGCCATTTGAAAATATTAACACCGCAACATCCCGTGAAAAATTCTTAGGAATTATCGAGAAAGTTGTTGCTAAAAAATCTTACTCTGCACCCCTCTTGTTGTCGAAAGACGCAGTGGAAATGAACGGACGTTCATTTACTGTTACAAAATCTGACACAACAGAACTCAAAGATTACAAACGTAATGCAGACAATGAGTTCGACCATGCACAAACAGAAGAACGCACATACACTCTGGACCAAGAAAAGTACTGGGGTCGTTTTGTGGACCGTCTAGATGAACGTGATTCAAACGGCGAAGTTAATGTTGAGTATGTTGTCGCTCGTCAGGCTGCTGAAGTCGTTGCACCTTACCTAGATCATCTTCGTTTCGATGCTCTGCTTGGGAATGTCAGCGACAATGTTGTACCAGCTAACACAAAAAACGCTAACAATTCTTACCAAGCCGTTTTGGATGTATCCGAAAAATTGGATGAGTTGGATGTGGTTGAAAACCGCTTGTTGTTTGTAACACCAGCGTTTTATAAAGCAATCAAGTCAGAAATTGTCAACCTTCCACAAGGCGATACCAACCAAACTGTACTTTATAAAGGCTATGTAGGTCAATTGGATACATTCACAGTTTATAAAGTGCCGTCTAAATACCTCAAAGGCGTGCAGGCTGTTGCGACAATCGGCGGGGTAGTGGTTTCGCCTATCCAAATCAACGAAACGAAGTACAATAACAATATCCCAGGGCGCTTTGGTGAGTTGGTAGAACAATTGCTGTACACTGGAGCATTTGTCTTTGATTTTGACCAGAAGTACATCATTTCTATTGCGACCTCTAAACCAGAAGCGAAGCCAAGCGCACAAGGTAAATTGAACATCCGTGCTGAGCAATGGGTTTCTGGTGCAACTTATGAAGTTGGTGCTCGTGTACAGAACGAAGGTAAATTGTTTGAAGCCACTAAGAAAGTAGATTCATCCTCAACAGCTCCTGGCAGCGATTCAGACAACTGGAAAGAAATCGTCTAGGAGGTTCTAAATGCGCTTTAAAGTTTTAAAAGAGTTTACCGATGACGAACTCGTCACCTTGCGTCGCGCAGATGATGTGATTGAGCTGACCAAGGAACGCTACGAACGCATGAAGAAGAATGCTGAATTACAAGATGTGAATTTGTCTGAATACATCGAAGAAATCAAGAACAAAGGAGCAGAAGCTCCTGCGAAATAAGGGGCGGATATGCTAGAAGAATTAAAAACTTTGACAGGCGAGAGTGATCACAAAATCCTCTCGTTTTTGCTTTTGAGGGCGAAAAATATCATTTTGACTGAGACGAATCGAAGTCAACTTACACCAGCACTTGAAGGAATGCAATTGGAAATTGCGCTCGAGTTGTACAACCGTCAAGGTAGCGAAGGCGAAACATCACGAAGCGAAGGGGGCGTGTCTGTGTCTTATAAAGACGGGCTATCAGATACTATTTTGAATGGTATCCGAAGCCATAGACTCGCAAGGGTGGCAGGTCGTGCGTTTGAAGCGAAACCGACTGAAGCCGTATCTGATCCGTAAAGCTGTCATAGTTACGAGTGATGAGGGTATCAAAAAGGCTACTTACAGCGATGTTGCTACTAAGATACGAGCTGAGATATGGCCTGCTAGTGGTCGCTTACAAGCTGAGATATACGGTCAGAGGTTGGCATATATTTTGAATTGCTTGGTAGACCGTGAGACTCTTATTGATGAAGGTGATGGCTTTTGCATCAATAGCGATAAAGCAACCCATAAAGTTATTTCTATTAAGCGATATACAAATTATCAAGTCTTGGAGTTGGAAGAATGTCGCGATTAATAGGTGCTGACAAGCTAATTGCAAAATTTAGACGATTATCAGGACAGCAGCAGACCGAAATCATAGCGAAAGCTGTACACAACGCTGCCAAAAACGTTGTCCAAGCAGACGCCAAATTAAGAGCTCCTGCAAACAACGGTGATTTGCGAATAGGTATTAAGGTTCGGATGTCTAAGTCTGGAAATCCGAGAGCTGAAGTGGTTAGCACATCAGACCATGGTGGATTTGTTGAATTCGGTACAGGTCCCAAAGGTGCTGCAAACCACGCAGGTATTTCGCCAAATGTCAACGTGTCTTATCGCAGTACACCTTGGTATGTCCATGAGTCCCAGATTGATGTCGGTCCTTATCGGTTTCAAAAGCTCGGTGAGTTTTACAAGATGTTTGGTCAAGTCGCCCAGCCTTATCTTTATCCAGCCCTCAAGGACAATGAAGAGCGAGTCACGAAGAACATTAATAGATTTGTCAAACGGAAGTTAATCGAAGAGGTCAGCAAATGATAAATATTAAGCCCATCATTTACAAGAAATTGAAAGAGGTTGCGGACAATGTGACAGATACGTATCCGCAAGATTGGGAGAATTTCCCAGTTATCATCTACTTAGAAGAGGAAAACAAGCCTTACGAGATTACAGATGATACAGAACAGATGTCTTATTTGCGTTACAAGGTCGATATTTTCCACAATGATAGTACATCAGACTTAGCTGTAGAGATTGATGCGATTTTCGCATCTCTCGGACTAAAACGTACATCTAGTGTGGATACACCCGACCCAACGCACTTACGACACAAAGTTATGCGGTTTGAGGGGATTTTAGATTTGAACTCCCGAATCGTTTACCAATACAGAATGGAAGGATAAAACATGTTAGCGAATGGAATTAAATTGAAAATGAGCGAGACCAAAGGGTCTGGCTATGCAGTTATCGAGGGCTTGAAAGAAGTTCCAGAACTTGGTATTGACCCTGAGAAAGTTGAGAATACGACCCTTGCGGATACCATTAAGCAGTATGAATTCGGTATCGGGGATGTTGGTGAGTTGGAATACAAGTTTAAGTACGAAAATTCAAAAGTAACGTCCAGCTACCGTACCTTGCGCAAACTGGCAGACGACAAAGCTGTTCGTCACTTTGAACAAGAATACCCAGATGGTACGAAGGTGCATTTCTCGGCCCAAATCGCAGTCAAATTGGGCGGTGGAGGCGTGAATTCTGCAATCGAATTTACATTGAAATTGGCTCTACAGTCAGATTTAGAATTCACTGACCCAGTAGCACTTTAAGGAGGTATAAATGTCAACACGTAAACCATACATCACTTGGACAGTCAAAGGTACAGATTATAAACTACGCCTCAGTACCCGTCAAGTGTGTGATATTGAAGAAAAATTAGGCGTTAACTTGCTCAAAATTTTCATGCCGAAACCAGGAGAACAGTTTAACCTACCTGCTCTCAAAGTGATGTTGCTAATTGTACAAGGCGCTTTGCAGAAGTTTCATCACGGTATCAAGCTAGATGACGTCTATGACTTATTCGATGAATATGTCGACGAGGGCTATGGACAAACAGAATTGATGGCAGACATCATCATGCCTTTGTTTGAAGTATCGGGTTTTATTCCGAAGAACAAGGAAGAGAAGGGATCAACGCTGACAGCAGTCGAGTAGGTCCTGGTCCTTGTTCGGTCACAGAATTGATTAACGGGTTTTATCCAACAGCATTAGATGCAGGGATAGACCCGTTTTCTTTTTGGGAATACACTCTTTTGGAATTGAAAGAGTTGGTTGAGAGTTACAACAGGCAACAATTCCAGAAGCAGAAGGAAATCGCTTCTCATCACTTTATTCAATCGCAGATGATAGCTCGTTTTGTTTCCATGATGTTCCAGGAAAAAGGTGAAGCACCGGACATTTGGGAGTTCTACCCTACTTTGTTCGAAGAGGATAGGCGACAGATAGAACAAGCTCGAATTGAGAGAGATTTGATAATTCATCGCGAACGGATGAGAGCATATGCAGAGAGAATGAGAGGAAGGTTCAAAACTTCCGAATAAGATAACATGGAAAGGAGGGGGAACTATGGCTACAACCTTAGAAGAGTTGAGAGTTATTGTCGAAGGCGAAATTGCTCCATTTCAAAAAAAGATGAAGCAATTGGAATCTCAGATGAAGCAGACTCAAAACAAAATTGAAAACAGGACAAAAGGCCTTAGAGAGCGTGTAGGTCAACAAGCTGGTGGCATGGCGACTGCTTTGGGCAAACTTGCTAAGATTACCGCGTTAGCTTATCTAGGCAAGAAAATGTTAGACCTTGGCATGTATTCTACGCAGATGGCTCTTGAAGTCAGTGCTTCGGTCAATCAAATCAAACGACAGATGGGCGAAAGTTCCCAAGCATTTTTAAAATGGATTGATAACAACGCCAACGCTATGAACATGAGCGTCGGTGAGGCTACTAAGTATGGAGCGGTCTATTCCAACTTATTTTCCAACTTCATCAAGGATTCCAACAAACTAAGTGCCTACACAGGTAAGATGTTGCAAACATCTGCTGTTATAGCACAAGGTAGCGGACGAACCATGACTGACGTTATGGAGCGTATTCGTTCGGGCTTGTTGGGGAATACCGAAGCTATTGAAGACCTTGGAATAAATGTCAATGTTGCTATGATTGAATCAACCAACGCATTCAAACGTTTTGCGAATGGGCAATCTTGGCAACAATTAGACTACAACACCCAGCAACAAATCCGCTTGATGGCGATTTTGGAGCAAGCGACAGCCAAGTACGGCGATACCTTGCAACAGTCTGTGAATGGGCGAATCAGCTTGTTTAAATCGTTATTGAGCGATGCAGCATTAAACATTGGCAATGCCATGTTGCCGATTATCAACGCTATGATGCCTGTACTTAATTCACTCGCCATGGTGTTGAAGAATGTTACTGCTAAACTTGCTGAGTTTATCGGCTTGATGTTTAACAAAAAAGCCAACGTGAAGAATAGCGCAGTTGGAAACCTTGCTCAGGGCGCGCAAAATGCAAATGATGCAGTAGGTGGTCTAGGCGATGCCATGGACGGTGTAGATGACGCATCTGGTGGCACTGCTGATAATCTAGATGATACTGCTAAATCAGCTAAGAAAGCAGCGAAAGAGCTGCTTGGATTAGCAGGATTCGATGAAATCACTACCCTGAACTTGAACAAAGATGACTCGGATGGAGCCGGCAATGGTTCTGGAGGAGGAAAGGGCGGTAAAGGTGGTAAAGGTGGAGGCTCTGGAAGCGGAGCTGACATCTTGCCAGAAATAGAATTGACTGATATGGACAACCAGTTTAAATCCATATTTGACGGATGGGATAAGACTCTACAACCTCTTTTTGATTACCTCTCAAAATTAAAAGACCTGTTTAAAGACGGCTTTAATATGTCGTTTAGAGCTGATAGCTTGGACCGTTTAAAAAACGCTTTGATTGGTATCTGGCAATCTCTAAAAGATATCTTTACGGATGGAACTGTCTTGCAAGCAGCAGCAAGGTTTGGCGAGAAATTATCCTACGCTCTAGGACAAGGGATGGGAGCTGTCGCAAATGTCGTGATGGGCATTGCAGTCTTTATCGCTGAAAGTCTAGATAAATCCTTAAAAGAAACGAAGCTCGATATAAAGAATTGGCTAATTAGACAATTTGAGATAAAAGGCGACACTATCACTAGTATCGGAAATTTAGCTCAGGCTATTGGACAAATTTTTTACGATACAATCACAAGCGTAGCAGCAATCGATATCGGTTCTGCCATTATCTCCTCACTAATCTATATCCGGATGGGGATAGATGATATAACCGGAAAAATCGAACGAGATTTTTGGGCGTTTTGGGAGCGTCTAGCCGTAGATAATCAAGCAGGTATTACAACGGCATTTATCGGCTTATTATCAGCTGTAGAACCTATCTTCGCGTCTATCAAGGACTTGTTCAAGAATACCTTTATCAGCTTAAATGCAACCTATGATGAACACTTAAAGCCGTTCTTTGATTCGTTCATTGAGGGCTTCAGTTCTATCTTTGGCACTCTGATAGACAGTTGGAACAATGACGTCCAACCAGTATTAGATAGCATCGGACAATCGTTCTCTGATATGTTTGACAACCATATTCAGCCTTTTGTTGATAATTTCCTATACGCATTCGGTCAAGTAGTAGATTTATTGAAAGTTGTATGGGAAGAGGGGCTCTTGCCACTTTTTGATTGGATAGCTGCGAACATACTACCAGTACTTGTTCCAATATTCCAAACACTTGCAGAATGGTTCGTGCAAGCGTGGAATGTTGTTTTCGATGTTTTAGGTGCTGTCTTAAAAATCTTGGGTGGCATTATTGAATATCTTGTCGGTGTTTTCACAGGCGATTGGGAAAAAGCGTGGAACGGGACTGTACAGTTTTTCAAAGGTATTTGGGAGCTTGCGTCCTCAATTTTTATGTTCGTATGGAACGCTATCGTTTCATTCTTAAAAGGTGTCTGGAATACCATTGTCGCAATATTACAGGCTGGATGGGATGCTATTGTCCGCATCTTCCAAGGTTTAGGTAAATGGTTCGGAGACCGCTGGAAAGATGTTGAGAATATATTTTCCAACGTAGGTAGATGGTTTGGACAGAAGTTTTCTGAGGCATGGAATGGTATTACAAATGCTTTCAGCAACGTTGTAGGATTCTTCCGTGGCATTTATGATAACATCGTCAGTTGGTTTAGCAACATTGGTGGCGCTGTAGCAACTGCTGTTTCTGGTGCATTTCGTTATGCGATGAATGGTGTGTTTGCCACTATTGAGAACGCTGTAAATGGCTTTATCGGTATGATTAACGGTGTTATTGGTTTAATCAATAACATTCCAGGCGTTAGCCTAGGTAGCATTGGCTACGTCAACCTTCCTCGTCTTGCCCGTGGTGGTATTGTGGACAGCCCTACCGTAGCCATGATTGGGGAGGCTGGTAAAGAGGTAGTTATGCCGTTGGAAAATACAGGATTCCTGCAAACAATGGGACGAGTTGTCGGCGGTGCAGTTGTTAATGCTTTAGGTGGTAGCTTACCACAATCGTCTGGATTGCCAAGTGGTGACATCGTTATCATGATTGGCAGTAGAGAGTTTGGACGCTTTGCGATTGATGAGATTAACAAAGCGCAGGAGCAAGCTGGCGAGCTGTTATTAAATGTTTAGGAGGGAAAAATGAGTCAATTGATCATCAATGGAGTTACAGTTGTACCTCCTAAATCGTTTCAGGTATCTGTTAATGACGTGGATGGAGAAACCGGGCGAAACGCTAACGGTGATATGGTTAGGGATAGGATTACAACCAAGCGCAAGTTGGAATGTGAATGGGGGATGTTAACACAGGCTGAGATGGCTCAGATACAGAATGCTGTTCAGCCTGTTTTCTTTGAAGTATCCTATCCGGACCCTATCTTAGGGCAGACCTCTAAAACATTCTATGTTGGTGACAGAACAGCACCAGCATATTCATTTGATGAAAAACTCAAACCCTGGAGCGGTTTAAAATTTAGTTTAATAGAGAGGTAAGGTGGTTCACACGGTAACATTTAACCAAGCTATGTTAGCTAAAGATAGGGTGTTTGCTATTCGTGCAGGCACCTATACTTCTAGCGACATCAAAGAAGCTAGTTTTAATTATGGATATATCAGCGGCGATACTTTCAAACCTGGCGGAACAGTTGCCGGTTCGGCTAAATTGACCTTTACATCTATCATCACTAGCTTTAACAAATTGGATAAAGTTTATCCAGAGATAGGACTAAAAGTTGGCGATTCCTTCGAGTGGGTTGCAATGGGTGAGTATTTTGTCAACGATATTAACATCGACCGCAACAGGAATACCACAGAATTAGATCTGATGGATGGGATGTTCAAGCTCAATCAACCTTATATTTCTGACCTGACTTACCCGGCACAGATTAGAGATGTCATTCGCGAAATTTGTGTAAAGACAGGAGTAGAGTTAGAAACAGATGATTTAGGTTTCCGAGCGATTCAGCATCATATCCAATCAAAAGCGGATAAAAAGGACATTACTTTTAGAGAAGTGTTAAGTCAAGCGATTCAGTTGCTTGGCTTTTCTGCTTTTTTTAACAGAAAAGGTAAATTGGAAATTCGTGGGTTGATTGAATCAAATATCACAATTACTGCTGATAATTACTTTTTGCACGGTCTAACTAAAAGCGAACTTATGTACCAGATTGCAGGTATAACTTGCAAGAAAGACAAAGAGACGTTAACGGTCGGCTTGCGAACCGGTCGCTCTTTAGAGCTCGAAAACAACTTTATGATACAGAACATCTTAGATGATTTGTATTATGATTTAAAAAATATAAGGTATTACCCATACTCGCTTGATTGGCAAGGACACCTAAAATTAGATGTCGGACAATGGGTTACGTTAAAAACAAACAAAAACGAGACTTTTAAAGTCCCTGTACTGAGTCAATCTTTTAATTTCAAGGGCGGTCTAAAATCCAAGATTAGTGCAGATAGCAAAGCAGGGAATGATACTCAGTATGCTTATAAGGGATTTCTAGGCAAGCGCATTGAGCAAATGTCTACTGAGATCGAAGCAGAGGTTCAACAGCAACTGGAATATAAGGATAAGGAATTTGACGAAAAAATTAATAAAGTCAAATCCGAAATCAACGACGGTCTCGAGCAGTCAAAAGCGGAAGCAGAAGCTTATGCAGACACTATTAAACAGAATATTGATGCGGAAATCGATGCAGTCAACCAATCCATGCAAGCTCAATCAGAGGAACACGATAGACAGGTTGCGAATATCTTATCCAAAAACCAGTCTGTCGAATCGCTTGCCAACCAGGCCAAGTCGGATGCGGCTAGTGCAATCGCTAGAGCTAACCAAGTCAAGACAGAGGCTATTGCAGATGCGAGAGCGCAGGTTGCGACGGTTAACCAGGCGTTCAATACAACCAAGACCGAGCTACAGTCAGCGATTGCTAGTGCTGACCAAAAGGCTAGAGATAGTCAAGCGAGTGCTACAGCTTTACGAAATGACCTTAACTTGCAAGCTAGCAAGATTTTGGCACAAGCCCAAGCACAAACGGCTTTGACCAATCGAGTATCAACTGTCGAAACTCTGGCAGATGGTACGAGGTCAACAGTCGCAGAATTGTCTAAAACCGTCTCTAAAGCTACTGGAGACATCGCTAGTGTCACAAGTCGAACCAAGACCGTAGAAGACACTCTGAGCCAGACGAGGACGCAATACGAAGCTCTGACCCAGACTGTCAATACTCAGACAGGGCAGATTGAGAGTATCAATCGTCGGACTGCTGACTTGCAGAGCGGGATTGACGGTGTGACGGAGCGGTTTGAGAATTTGCGGGTCGGTGGGCGGAATTTGATTCCAGGTACTGCAGCTTTCTCTGGTACACACTGGGAGAAGTCTGGTACGTGGCGATTAGAGGAGTCACTTTATAAAGGCGCTGGTATCCTGACTTGGGTCGGTGGCATGAAAGGATCACCGATAGCCAATATTTCTGTACAATCAGGGGACACCTATACCTTTAGTGCCTATATCAAGAAAGAAAACGCAGGAACCGTTTATTTTTATCTGTATGATGAGCATGAAACATGGTTTGCGGCTGCAAATGTCCCTCGCGAGACTTTAATTCGAGATGTCGGGAACAACTTTCAGCGGTTTACAATCACTTTTAAAGTTACTCGGTCAGGTATATTAAAACCTCGATTTGCTATTATAGCTTCGGATACGGGCGGTTTTAGTGTAGCAGGCTACCAATTGGAAACTGGTACAGTTGCGACTGACTGGACCCCCGCTCCTGAAGATATCCACTCGGAAATCGCAATCTACAAGCGGACCGCCGAGGAATCTAGCGCTGAGTTATCCCGTCAAATCCAACTGGCAGATGGCAAGGCTGTTGAAGCTAAGAGCTACGCTCAACAGACGACTGATGCAATCAAGACAAGATTGGAAAGTCTAGAAACTTACAAGAATGGCGAAAGTACGCGAGCTAGTCAGTATTTTACAGCTAGTCGAGACGAAACGGCAAGGCAGATAACGGCTGAACGGACGGCTATCGCTAACAACTATGTGGCTAAATCTATATACGACGAAAATGTCCGCGGAACAACGCTAAAGCTCAATGAGATTAAAACCACTGCTGATACTGCCAAGCAAAATCTAGCGACTTATCGAAATACAGTCGACCGGAAGTTGGAAGAATTGACCTCAAGTACTCAAACGATTGACAGAAAAATCAATACGGCTAGTACAAAGGTCGATATGGTGGCTGGTGAAATTCGGACTGAGTTGAGCCAAGTTGAAAGCAAGATACCGACGGAGATGTCGGGAAATCTCATTTTGGAAGGCAATCGTCCGTGGTCCAGTACAAGCTACCTCGCGAAAGAGTATCAACTCGCAGAACCGCTGGAAGAAGGCAAAACTTATACTTTTGTCATCCATTGGTGGCGCGGAAGTGGAGCTTCAGCAAACTATGTGCCGATGGTTTACTATAACAGCAGTACCTTGCAATTGATATCACCAAACGGAACAACGGCATTGCAAGAAAGTGCTTCGCGACTTAGGTATGACCCTAACATTGACAGTTGGGTCGCTACTTTTACTGTGAAAAAGCGAAGTCAGATGACAGTGGAGCAATTACAAGTTTTCGACAATCGACCTCCTAAATTACTTGTTTATCGTTTTGGTAGCAATGTAAAAGACCAAAATGGTGGCTGGGCTGATACTACGCAATCAAATGCTAGTTTTGCAACCTTAGTCAAAGGCAACATCCCGCTCAGTCGTTGGGAGCCTGCCTATAGTGAGCTAGCTACCGTCACAGCCCTACACAACGTTACCGACACCGTCAAGAGCCACACTCGGACCATCGGGGCTGTTGGTGAGACAGGTAGCATTTTAGACAACGTCAGCAAGGTCGCTCAGACGGCTGCCGGTTTGGTCCAAGAGGTGTCTGGTACTAACGGACTAAAAACCCAGGTTGGTCAGCTAAAAAACTCTTGGGCAGTGAAGATTTCAGGTCCAGAGGGTTTGAAGACCGCTATCAACGCCAGTGAGGACGGTATTCGCTTTAAAGGCAAAAATTTGTGGTTGGATGGAAATACGCTTATAGATAATGCAGTCATCACATCAGCTATGATTGCCGGCTTAGATGCTGGTAAGATTACAACTGGTTACTTGGACGCGGCCCGAATTAGAGTAGGTGCTATTGACGGGTCGAAAATTGCATTCGATGAAGCCTTTTTCAACGGTCTAACCGCAAACCAAGCCTATTTGAAGAAATTGTTTGCTAAGGATGCATTTATCACAAGTGTGCAAGCAGTGGCTGTGTCAGCTAAGCAGATTGCTGGCGGTATTGCTAAAGCCCTCAACGGTGGTATGGATGTCAATTTCGACGAAAGCAAAATTAACTTTTACACAAATGTAGCTGCAATAAGACGTATCTATACTGGACACCCTACTCAATTTATAAAATTTGAAACCGAAGGGAATTACTCGCGAACAATCATCGGGAGCAATCGGAACGGAGGAGAAGTATTTAATTCGGCAACGTTTGCAGGGGTTGTTGTAGAGAACACAAACAACATAAACACAGAAGACAATGTAAGGATTTATGGAGATAGCACGCTATTAAGACACGCACAAGGCGATGTCGGCTGGAATATCAATTCCGTTACTCAACGTATAGTCCCTGCTAACATGAACGCAGAGTCCGAAATTTGGTCTAAGCACTTTGTGGCTCCAGATAAAAATTCGAAGCCTGTCCGATTGGATACAGCGGTGGCAGCGTTATGGGACATATGGAATCACATTATTTACAACAACTTTGAGTTTAACGAAGCGCTTCGTACACACATAAAAGCTAGACGGGACAACTGGAAATTTGAATTAAATTTATAGGAGAAATTATGAACCAAGAACAAATCAATCAAGCGCTACGCTTGACCAATAACGACCTCGTGACAAAACTGTCAGAGGAAATGACGACGAAGAACTTGCTGGCTGTGCAACTAACTGAGGCACATCAGACCATCGCTAATCTGCAGGCACAAATTGCAGATTTGACCCAGCAACTGGATGAAGCTACTAAACCAGAGGAAATTATTGAAGGAGAATAATCATGACTCAAACTACAGACAACACATTGCTTAACTTGGAAGAAACAACACAACCATTTGACCTTGCGACTGCACTCGTCTACATGAAAGAACATGGAGAATTTATCCGTTGTAAGTCAGCAAATCAAGACTTTTATATGTATCGCGACGTGCAGAAACGTCCTGCAATCGTAAGCGGTCGTCGCAAATTTGTCGCCGTGGAAACTATCTGGGCTTTTAACCAGTGGGGGAGCACTACCACTACTATCAACATTGCTGATATGCTCAACGAAGAGTATTGGATTATGAAATTTGATGAGCATGGCAACCCAGACTGGACAGATCCGACAGTTGGGGCGGAGGCGTAGCCTATGCATATCAAACCAGAACATGTATATGCGTTGGTTGGATTTGTGTCTACGGTCGTTGGATTGTGGACCAATTTCTCAGCCAAAATTACAAAGCAAGAGAATCGTATTACTGTATTAGAGAAGGATATTGAAAATCTCAAAGAATTCAAGGAAAGTGCTAATCGTCGGCTAGATAGTCACGATGAGCAAAACAAGGCAATCTTGGTCCTTGCGGAGCAGGTCAAAAGCATGGGAGAAGATATTCGAGAGCTAAAACGCGTCATTATGAAAGAGGGGTAACATTTATGAAAATTAACTGGGGCGTACGTTTACGCAATAAAACTTTTTGGTGGACACTAGTACCGTTATTGGTACTTCTGTCTCAACAATTAGGCTTTAATTGGGTCCCTGAAAATTGGGAATCAACTTTTGCGACGATTATGTCTATCTTGACTGTTGTCGGTATCATCAATGACCCGACGACTGCGGGAGTATCAGATAGTGAGCAGGCTCTTGACTATTACGAGCCAAAGGCAGACAAACGATGAGGATATTAAAGACAACATTTTGTGTGTTGGCGCTGATTATTTTGGCGCCAATTGCATTTCTACTTGTACCAATTTTGGAGGTATTAGATGACAATCAATCTTGAAACATCCATTCGTTGGATGAGCGACCGTGTCGGCAAGGTCTCTTACTCAATGGACTATCGTAACGGTCCGAATAGTTATGACTGCTCTAGTGCTGTATATTATGCGCTAATGGCGGGTGGTGCAATTTCTGCAGGTTGGGCGGTTAACACTGAGTATATGCATGACTGGTTGATACGTAACGGATATGTTTTGGTTGCTGAAAATAAACCATTTAACGCTCAAAGACATGATGTTTGTATTTTGGGTAAACGTGGCTATTCGAGTGGAGCAGGCGGTCACGTCGTTATCTTTGTGGATAATGTTAATGTGATACATTGTAACTATGCACGTAACGGAATTTCCATTGATAATTATAATCAAGTGCATCGTGGTATGTATTACTATCTATATCGCCCAGCAAATCAACCCAGCATCAGCAACAAATCACTGGATCAGCTTGTTAAGGAGACTTTGGCTGGGGTACATGGCAACGGAGATACCCGCAAGGCAAGTCTTGGCAGTCAATACGAGGCTGTCATGGCAGTTATCAATGGCAAAGCTTCGGCAAGCGAGAAATCTGATGAGGAACTTGCTAGGGAAGTCTTAGCAGGTAAGCACGGGGCTGGAGAGGACCGAAAACGGTCATTAGGACCACGCTATGAGCCTGTTCAAGCCAAGGTCAACGAATTGCTCAAGGCTAAGGAAAAACCGTCTGAGGTGGTCAAAAATGAGCCACAGACGGTGCAATTCAAGGAGGACGGGGACTTGTCTTTCAATGGTGCCATTCTTAAGAAGTCTGTCCTCGAAATTATCCTGAAAAAGTGTAAAGAACATGACATCTTACCAAGCTATGCCCTAACTATCCTACACTATGAAGGGCTTTGGGGCACTTCTGCCGTCGGCAAGGCCGACAACAATTGGGGTGGTATGACCTGGACAGGTCAAGGCAACCGTCCGAGCGGTGTTGTGGTGACTCAAGGGTTGGCTCGGCCATCAAACGAAGGTGGACACTACATGCACTATGCAAGTGTCGATGACTTCCTGACGGATTGGTTCTATTTGCTTCGTAAGGACGGGTCTTACAAGGTATCTGGTGCATTGACCTTCAGCGAGTCCATTAAGGGCATGTTCCAGGTTGGTGGAGCTAAATACGACTATGCAGCCGCTGGCTACGATAGTTACCTGGTCGGTGCCACTAGCAGGCTAAAAGCTATCGAGTCCGAAAATGGCAGTCTGACACGGTTTGATGCCACATCAAATAATGTCCATTCGGTTGACCCTGATAAAATCTCTGTTGATATTGACGGTATTGAAGTTACGATCAATGGTGTAGTCTATAAGCTAGAAAAGAAACCAGTCTAATACACAAACAAAGCCCTCAGCGTTTGCTGGGGGCTGTTTTCTATTGTGGTGAATATTTTTGAAAAACATTTGTTAAAAACAAATGTTTTATTGTTGACAAGTGTTGAAAACAAGTGTATAATATAATTAAAGATAAGGAAAGGAGATAAGCCAATGACAGAGCGAGAGCTTAAGAAGATTGCTAAGAAGCAAGGTTTCAGTAAAACAAACTTTGGCAAAGGGTCTCACGAGGTTTGGAAACATCCAGACGGACGGACAGTGACGATACCTAAACCCAAAGAGAAGGATTACAGACCTGGTACACTGAACAATATTCTCAAAGTCTTGTATGGGGAGTGA